CAGCTTGTTTTGAAAGATGAAAAACGCAAGATCGCTGATGATTTTGTTGATAGCTACCTCGACGATGGTGTTGTCCAGGGATCGTATACCAAACGAGCTCGTCTCTTTGGAAGTGGTCCTCTCCTTCCGTTGCTTCTTGAAAACAAGTACACACGTTGGTTTTGGGACGCCATTGAAGAAAAAGCGTTAGATCTCGGTTATGGACCAGGGCTCAAGCATTATTCCACTGAATGGAGTGACTTGTATGCTAAGTTTCCTGAGAAATTTGGAGTTATCTACGATTTTGACGGATACGACCAACACATCGATCCTTTCCTTTTGACTTTGCCGTTCCACACCCAACGTGGCTATGTGGCAAATTGCCCAAACCTTGATCAGCAACATTGGGGCAATGTGTATGAATCTTTCACACCTTCTGCCTATCATATGATTGCGACAGTGATGGGATGGTCTTTGGAAAATTTGATGGCGTGGTTGTTTTCCGGACGTGGTTTCACATCTGGACATGGCTCGTGCATTCACAAACTGGTTGCTGCATATGCCAGCTATTTTGGAGAAGAAGAGAATTTCCCTCGCATGAAGGATCCTCTAATCTCTGATTTGGAAGCTGTGCATGATCGCCTTACCCTCGATAAATATTACATGATTGTCGGTTCGGATGACCAACTTGCACGTCCTGCTTTGTTCACAAAACACTATGTCGAAGTTATGGCATACCTTGGTTTCAGCATGCGTTCTGCTGTTGATGACTATGGTATTGGTCCTGTGCCAATGACAAGTGTTGAGTTTTATGGTCGTTCCTTCGTACCCTCTGAAACTGGTGTGATGTGTCCACTGCGTCCAAGCTCATTTTTCAACATGATGAGCTACAAGAAGGAAACAACAGACTTGGAGACTCTTGTCTGGGACATGGCCCCATGTGTGCTTATTGAAGCAGCACAAAGGCCAGAGATCTATGACGACGTCTACAACATGTTCCACACATTGTTTGAGAAATATGAACTACCACTATCCGCTCTCATTGAGTACGCCGATCCAACGGCTGTACGTATCCGGATGTCGAAGTTGTGCTTAGAAGCGCACGATGACGACGAAGGAGTGATGACGGATGTGTTTGCAGATGTCCAATCTGGTGAAAGCCATGACGACACATTTGCCGATCCTCAAATGATGGCCGCTGCTTTAGGTGGTATGGCTGCTGGTGCTATGGGTAGTTTGCTTTCAGGGCATTCTCACACAGAACAATCAGTTGGCTATGGAGCCCCAATGCGCATGGCGATGCCTCCAGCACCGTCTATGCCGTATATGGCTGCACCCTCCTTTAACATGGGGCCAACACCCTACAACCCAATGATGGCAATGATGGGCAATTCACGACCACAAGTTCCAATTACTGGAGACCGTTTTACGGACTTCATGGCTGATGCTTTTGTTGCGAATGCTCCTTGTCATGCAGTTGGTGGGATAGATTTGCACAATGAAGTTGTGTCAGAAACTAGAACTCCCACCTTCCAAGAACTTGGCGCGATAGCTCCCATTATTCGCTCCGATGATGTCACCGTTGAACCGGTTGGAACAAAAATTATCACGGACTTACCAATTTGTCCAGGATTGTCTGCCTCATTTTCTGGCACATCTGACGTTGGTTTGCGTTGTTCCCCCGCTGGATACATGTCTGCCTTATTTCACTTTTGGCGTTGTGAATCAGCGATTGTTCGCCTCCGTGTCATTACGTCAGCTATGACGACAGGACGCCTTGTTGTAGGCTTGTCTGCCAATCCACTTGGCACTGTTTCATTGCTTGATGAAATTGGATCGTCTGCTACAACAGTCTATCAAACTTTTGATTTGACTGCTACATCAGACATGACTCTTCGCCTACCTTGGACAACAGCGTTGCCTTGGTTAGCGAATTCGTTCCGACTTGGTACAGAATCTGTAGATGCTCGCGATGTAAATTGCTTGCTGGGCTACCTTACTGTCCAGGTCATGCAGCCAC